TTTTGACAGAACAGCATGGTTAAGCTCATTAGCTGCAAGTGAATGGCATAAAGATGAGATGGACAAGTGCTGGGATAGACTAAAAGGACAATTAGATGGCGTTTACTAACTATACCTCGTTTGTAACTACGGTAGAAAACTACTTAGCACGAACAGACTTAACATCACAGATACCTGACTTCATTCAGATGGCACAATTTAGAATGACTCGTGATTTAAGAACAGAAAGAATGTTAAAAGTCGCTACTGCTGACACTACAGATAGCACAGTAGGCTTTCCTACAGACTTTTTAGAAGTCAGAGAAATACACATGTTAGGTAACCCACCTGTGTTACTAGAGTTTCAGTCACCTGACTTATTCTTTAGAGATGGTCAAACAACATTATCAGGCAGACCTCACTATTTTACAATGTTAGGTACAGAATTTAAGTTTGCACCAGGTCCTGATACAAGCTACACAGTTCAAATTTTATATTATGCTCAACCTACATTTATCTCTAGCACAACTTCTAGTAACTTGTATTTAGCATACTATCCAGATGCTCTACTTTATGCAACTCTAGCAGAGGCAGAACCATATCTTATGAACGACCAAAGAATTGCTACATGGTCTGCTTTATACGATAGAGCAATTGCTAATATTAAGAAGAGTGATTTAGGTTCAACATATCCATACACAACATTAAGCGTAACACCAAGATAAAGGAAAAATCATGGCAGAAATGAGCAACTTTTTAGAGAACGCACTTTTAAACGCTACTCTAAACGCAACAACATACACAGCACCAGCTAACATATACGTATCACTATGGACTTCAAACCCTGGAGATGATGGTTCAGGTACAGAAGTTAGCACAATTGGTACAAGCTACGCTAGAACAGCAGTATCTTTTGCAACAGCATCTGGTACATCAGGTAACGTATTAAATGATGCTGACGTAACATTCCCAACAGCAACAGCTTCATGGGGAACAGTAGGCTGGATTGGTATTAATGATGCAGCAACATCAGGAAATCTTTTATACCATACAGCTTTGGATACAGCTAAAGCTATTGACTCTGGCGATATTTTTAAGATTTCAACAGGTAACCTTTCAGTTACATTAGCGTAAGGATAAATCATGGCTCTAGTCGTTAAAGATAGGGTAAGAGAAACCACTACGACCACAGGCACAGGCACAATTACATTAGGCGGTGCTGCTACAGGCTTTCAATCATTCTCTGTTATTGGTGATAGTAATACTACGTTTTATACTATTCAGTTATCTAATACAAATGAATGGGAAGTAGGTATAGGAACATATACGTCTTCAGGCACTACTTTATCTCGTGATACTATATTAGAGTCTAGCAATGGTGGAAGTGCAGTTAATTTTAGTGCAGGTTCTAAAGATGTATTTGTTACTTACCCTGCTGAAAAAGCAATCTATTTAGGTAATTTACCTACTAAACTATCAGTTTATAAAAGAGACACTACTACTGCTGACGTTGCTTTAGCTAATGGTTTTCTACCTGTATTAAATAGAAGTGGCTCAACAATCAATGTTACAGTAAGTTAAGGATAATTATGGCAACTCGTTATGGATTAGTGCTAAATGGCACAAGTATACAAGAATTACAGTCAGGTGATACTATTATTGGCTTAACTTCTAGTACAGCACTTCAAAAGGGTGATGGTTCTACTGGACTTACTGCGGCTTCTGCTGGTACAGATTATGTAGCACCAGGCACAGCAACTACATTTACAGCTAAACAAACATTTACAGGAACATCTAGTGTTATTTCTTCTAAGTTTACAAACGCTTTAGAATTAATTACTGTATCAGCAACAGCAGCTACAGGAACAATTAACTATGATGCCACTACACAGTCAGTTTTATACTATACATCTAATGCTTCAGCTAACTGGACAGTAAACTTTAGAGCATCTTCAGGCACATCTTTAGATACAGCTATGGCTACAGGTGAAGCTATTACAGTCGTATTTTTAGTCACACAAGGTGCAACACCGTATTATAATAATGTAGTACAAGTAGATGGTAATGCAGTTACACCTAAATATCAAGGTGGCACAGCATGGAGTGCTGGTAATGCTTCTAGTATAGATTCATACTCATATACTATTATTAAAACAGGCTCAGCTACATTTACAGTATTAGCAGCTCAAGTTCAATTTAAGTAGGATTTATAATGCCATTATTATCTCGTACAGCAGCTATGTCAGCTAGAGGATTTGGAATGTTTGGTGTTAAACCAAGATTTCCATATACTGCTACTTATTTAGTGATTGCAGGTGGTGGCTCAGGTTATAATGGTGGAGGTGGAGCTGGCGGATATATCACTTCATCACAAACATTTAATCCAAATACTACGTATACTGCAACTATTGGTGGTGGTGGTGTTGGATGGGGAAAAAATAATGGTAGTAATTCAGTATTAAGTGGAACAGGATTAACTACAGTAACTTCCACAGGTGGCGGTGGCGGTGGCGGGGCAGGGGCAACAGACCCTGGTGGTAATGGTGGCTCTGGAGGTGGAGCAGCTTGGAACGCAAGTGGTGGAACAGGAACATCAGGACAAGGAAATGCTGGTGGTAACGGAGGCGGTGCAGGATATCCACAAGATGCAGCAGGTGGTGGAGGTGGCTCATCAGCAGTAGGTGGAAATGGTAATGGTAGTGGAGTTGGTGGTAATGGTGGTAATGGTACAGCAAGTTCTATTACAGGCTCTTCAGTAACTTATGCTGGTGGTGGCGGTGGATATGGCAGAAATACACGAGGAACAGGTGGCACAGGTGGAGCAGGTAATGCTGGAACAGGTTCTCCTGGTGATTTGGGGCAAAATGCAACTGCAAATTCTGGTAGCGGTGGAGGTGGTGCTGGAGGATTAGGCGGTTGTAATGGTGGTTCAGGAGTAATTATTTTATCTGTTCCTACATTAAGTTATTCAGGAAGCACTACAGGAAGCCCAACAATTACAACATCAGGTGCTAATACAATTATTACATTTACAGGCACAGGCACTTATATAGGTTAATGATAAAAAAAATTATAGGTTTAAGCGGACTTCCTAGGTCAGGTTCAACCTTATTATCTGCCATATTGTGTCAAAATCCTAAAATACATTCAGAAGGATTAAGCCCAGTATGTCAGTTAATGTGGGATATGCAAAATTCATTTGAATTAGCTCCTGTCAAAGAAAGTATAGTTGCAGCAAATAAAATACATGTATCAACTGATGTAATAAGTGCAATACCATTTATTTACTATAATGATATTAAAGAATCAATTGTGTTTGATAAATCAAGGTCATGGACATTATCATCTAATGTTGAAATGTTTAAAAGATATATAGATACAGATGCAAAAATAGTAGTATTAGAAAGACCTGTTATAGACATTGTTAAATCGTTTGTTAATTTAAGATTAAAGAATAACTATAAAGGTGATGCAGAAGCTGGACTTATTGAAGAAGATAATGAATATATAAGAAGACCTTTGCAAGGTATTAAATGGGCTAAACAAAACAACAATGGTGAGTTTTTATTTGTTCAGTATGATGATTTTATTACTAACCCACAAAAAACATTAGATAATATATATACATTCTGCGATATAAAACCATACAAACATAGCTTTACAAATATTACGCCAAAGTATCCTGAAAACGATACTGTGTATGATTTAAAAAACTTACACAAAATTAGACCAACAATTAATAAACAAATTATTGATGTTGACTTATCACAAGACATGATTAAGAAATGTATAGAGCTAGAAAACTCTTAATAATGGGATTGCCTGGTGGTGGTAAAACTACATTGGCAAAAGAATTAAGTAAAACAATAAATGCTATTCATCTAAACGCAGATGAAATGCGAAACAAAGTTTGGACTGATTTAACTTTTAAATATACAGATAGATTAATTCAATCTCAACGAATGGGTGCTTTATCTGATATGTTAAATGCACAAGGATACGATACCATAGCTGATTTTGTATGCCCTACTGATGAAACAAGAAAACAGTTTGGAACAGCATTTATAGTTTGGGTAGATAGAATTAAACAAAGCAGATTTGAAGATACAAATAAATTGTTTGAAAAACCTAACAATATCAATGTGCATATTGAACATGGTTTAACAATTCAGCAAGAAATAAATTTAGTGATAGATAAATTACAAAAGGTTTAATATGGCACACTTTGCACAATTAGAAAATAACATAGTAACCAACGTCATTGTTGTAGCCAATGAAACTATTATTGATGAAAATGGCAATGAAAGTGAACAAAAAGGTATAGATTTTTGCTCTAATCTCTTAGGTGGAACATGGATACAAACATCTTATAACGGTAAAATTCGTAAGAATTATGCTGGTATTGGATACATTTATGACGAAACTCGTGATGCTTTTATTGCACCAAAACCATATAACTCATGGTTATTAGATGAAGAAACTTGCCAATGGAAAGCTCCTGTAGATAAACCAACAGACGATAATTTTTACACATGGAATGAGGAAAATCTTAACTGGGTAGCGATACCTGAAAGTGTGTAATTAAATGTTTGGCATAACCGCATTTGCTGAAACCTCCTTCAGCACACTAGGTAAGATAGGAGGCATAGTATTAGCCTCTGCCCAAGTAGATGCAAACGCAATTGTTACTGCTAACGCTAATGCGATAAAACCATTTAGTGCTGCTATTACAGCAGACGCTACTGTTACAAGTAGTGCAACAAGAATAAGATTAAATACTGGTTCTATAAACGGAACTGCTAATGTAAGTGCTGTTTACTTACGCATAAGAAATGCTGTAGGTTCAATTACAGGTAATGCTACTGTAACTGCTTTAGGTTCGTTTGAAATTAGTGGTTCAGCAAGCATTACAGGCAATGGCACAGTAGAACTTAATTATGTAGTTATTAGAACAAACGCTGCAAGCATTACAGGAAATGCAACTGTATCTTGTTTAGGCGGATATGTAGTAAGTGGTAATGGACAAATAGTCGCTAATGCTAGTGTATATTGTCTAGGTGGTATTGTAGCAGGTGCAAGTGCATCTATTACACCTATAGCCACAGTTACAGCAAACGGAATTATACAAGGTGAAGGATGGACACCTGTTACACCATCTTCAGATA